GAGCAGGTGTAAATCCTCTATCTCTTAATACTGCTCTTTGGTAAGGATCTTCTTTGTTTTGTTCGTTTACTTGGCTAAAATCATACTCTGGAAATGATTGTGCTTCTCCAACTAAACCGGGAGTTAAACCAGTAGCAAGTGTTCCTTGTGCACCAAGTAAATTTGAAGGATCCATAAGTGCTTGACCTGCTTGACCTATGCTACCCATAATTCCTTGTTTTGCAGCTTCTGTAGTACCTGCTGTAGCTGAACTAAGAGCTTGATTTTGTATTGCTTCAGTAGCACTTTGTCTTACAACATCTGTTCCAGTTTGTGTTGCAATATCTGCTGCACCTTTAGCACCTGTAAACATTTTTCCAGCTAGACCACCCATTAAACCACTCAACAATCCTGCTTGTATTCCTTTTTTAAGGCTTCCTGATTCAATAGCAGTTCCTATACCTGATCCTAATGAACCTAAAAGTAATGCATTACCCACTCCTGCTGCACCTAAGCCAGAACCTAATAAACCTAACAACAATGGTAAAAATGCTTCAGGTTGACCTGTATCTGGATTTATAGTTAGTTGACCATTAGGAACTAGCGATGCTAATCCTTGCACTTCTGCTGGATTCATATGAACAAGCATAGTATCACCAAAGCGACCTTTCTCTGCTAATGCTTCAGCCATAGGTTGCATTGGTCTCATCATGCCACCATCGTTCATATTTCTCATATCTTTGTTAGAATTTATAAGTTTTCTAAAATCTTCCATTGGCATATTAAGTCTCACTCTGTTTAAACACTATGATATCTCAAGTATCGAAACATATATATCAAAATAATTTGCAGTTTCTGCTGTCATCTTTAGTATATCTGCTTCGTCTAATATTATATTTTCTCCATTCAATAAGAAACCTTTTTTTGTAGCAGCAGCTACATCTACAATATCAAAAGTTTTTGTTACTGACTCAGAAGTATCTGTTATTTGTATAGTTAAGGTAGCAGCATTTGAACCATTTGAGTTATAAGCACTAATAGTTTTTATAATAGCTACAGTTGCTGTTGGCACAGTATATATCGTAGTTGAGTTTGTTGTGCTTAAAGATGTTATTGCATTTTTATAAATATTAGCCATTATAATAAATACCATTGAAAAGCCTCTACAGGCTCATTAGTTTCTGCTTGTGTTTGTATTGTATTAAAATTAAGTCTTAATTGATTTAATAAACGAATCATATAATCTTTATCATAATCATCTGAAATAGGTATTTCTAAAGGTATTCTAAATGCTGAATTATCACTCATCTTAATCCATCAGGTCTAACATCAAGTCTGACATCGCCTAATCTCCATCCATTATTTGAATCACTATTTTCTATTCTTAATCTTATTTGTCTACCTCTAGCTCTAATATTAGTCATTCCTGTTGTATTACCAATAGATGCTGATGTTGCCGAAACTAAAGTTCCTGAACCAGATGATCTAGTTTTTATTGTATAAGTAACTTCTGGATCTGTAGAAGAGCCAATAAATTTTATATCTGGTATTAATCTTCTGATAAAAGAAAAATGATCTCCATCATCAATATCAAAATCAGCAGTTTCTACATAAGCCACTAATGCATTTCCATCATCGTTATATCCTATTTCATGGTTATAAATATAGTTATTAGAAGTTGCTATTGGATTTCTACTTGTTACACCAGAATCTATCCATGCTGTTCTTGATAATTGACCTATTGTCCAATTCTTTTCTAAATAGTTATAAGTAACATAACGATCTATTTCATTTGAAGATGATGAGCAATAAAACCAAGAAACTTCATTAAATTGTGCATTCCTTGTGGCAAATACTTTATATGCTTGACCATTATTAAAATCTTCAAAAACATAAGCTCTAACAGAACAAGGCATAGTTTGTATGCCTCCGCTATATACATAAAAATTATCTTGATCCATAAAATAAACAATATTGTTAGCATTTATCATTGCATTTGGTGACATTATACTTATACCTTCAGTAATCAAATCTACTGAAAATACATATGGGTCGCCTATAAATCTCATACTATATATAGAAGTATCTGTCCAAATAATAATTTCTTGTCTAGTTTTTAATCCAGTAATAATTGTTGAACCTGAAGATAATCTAACATCACCAGCAGTATTAGTTGTTTTTGGTGTCCAATCAGCAGCATTTGCCTGATCTGACCATCTAATCTGCATAAAATCTATATCAGTAGAACCAAAAGGAGTACATCCTAATGCTATTAAATGTTTATCTTTTTCTGAAACTATTACCTGTAATGCTTTGCTTGGAGGATTGGAAGCACCTGAAATAGAAGCTAATGGTATAGCTCTTGTATTTAATCCATCAGATTTATCCCAATAATAAATAGCATCAAATCTACCACATGACACTAAATCTTCTCCATAATTATCTAAAGACCATATTCTTAATTGAGAAGAAAATCCAGTAGCACTACTACCCCAAGAACCTTCAGACCAAGTTCCAGAGCCAAAACCTACACCATCAACAAAAGTATCTAATCCAACATTAATCTGATAACTACCATCAACACCAGAACCACCATTACCACTATCGCTACTATTAGCAGTTACAGTAGAACTAGAAGTATCTTTAGCTACAAAAGTATATGTGTTTGCAGTAGGAACAGTTGCTATTTCATATTCTTGATTTAAAACAGTAGCAGTAATATTACCGCCAAGACTGACTGCACCTGAAATAGTAACAAAATCACCTATTACAGCACCATGAGATGAATCAGTAGCAGTAATTGTAGAACTACCATTTGTTGCAGAAAATGTAATACTGTTAGTAGATGTTTTTCTTATAGGAGTAACATCGTAATATGCATTACCTTGTAAAATATATAATTTTTTATTAGTGCCTATTGCTATAAATTTATCACTATCTAATGATGACCATTGAAGTAATTTTCTAGCTGTACCAATAAATGTACTAGAAGTTCTTTTTTCCCATCCACCAATTTTTTCAGGTCTACCTGCTCTAAATCTAATAAAGTTAGAATCATTCCATCCACCTTCATTACTATAGTCAGTACCTTCCTTATTAATTCCCGGATTAAAAGTGTAACGAACTAAAGGCATTATTTTTTACTTTTTTTTACTTTTACTTTTGTATAAGCTTCATTTTTTTTAGTAGATGGATCATCAGCAACAAATCTACCTTTTTTTGTTCTAGCTCGTACAACTTTGTATTCTGAATTATCTTTAACAAATAAAGATTTTACTTTATTCCAAAGGTTAAACATTAATAATCTCCCCATACTTTTGTTTTAGTGCCACCATAATATTCTACAGCGTGTCCTTCTTTTATTAAAATTTTACAAATATCTTTCCCATCTTCTGTGTAGGGTGTACCCAAAATTCTTCCGTATTTTCCTTTCCCGTGAGATTTAATTTTAAAAGATCCTACACAAAGCTCTTTTAATCGTTCTTTTGCTTTTAATCCTAATTTTTTTTCAGCTAAATCTCTAGTCCTAGATTCAGGTGTGTCGATCCCATGTAGTCTAACACGCTGTTTATGCAGTTTTACATCGAAACCTAGATCTAGTATACAATCGAATGTATCGCCATCTACAACGCGATCAAGCGTTGCTCTGTAAACAAAAGCGTCTGGAGATTTACTCATCAAGCTGCCTTCTAGCTATTACTAGATATATACGAATTACCAGTAGTAATCGCTGTTGTGTAAGATGATTTATTATCACTTGCGTCTTTAACATTAGGTGTTTCATTAGTTCCGTCATACGCAAGAATAAGAGTTAGATGATCTACGTTTGCTTTTACTCTAGTATTTGCATCGGCTTGTGTAGCTCCTGAAACAAGATGCGTTGATGAAAGCCCTTTAGAGTTAATATCATTAATTACTGTTACGCTATCTGTAGCTGCTGTTAAACATTCGCTTACTGTTTGTGCCATTTTATTTGTCCTCGTTTATTTGTGCTTTTAATTCTTCAACTTGTGCTGAAAGTTCTTGTACTGCTTTTATTAATATAGGCATAACTGCTGTTTCACTAACTCTTTGTTGTCCAGCAGGATCATTATCATCCCACATACCAAAACCATCTTTAATATCACTATGTTTATCAATAGCTTCTTTAACTTCTTGAGCTATAAAACCGTGTTGAGATTTAGAGTTTCTATAAACTTCTGTAGAGCCTTTTTCATAACCATTAAAGTTTTCAGGTAAATCACCTTTGTTTCTATAATTGAAAGTTACTGGTCTGAGATCGTTGATAAAAGCTAAACCTACAGTAGAGTCTTCAATATCTTTCTTAACTCTTTCGTCTGATACAGTTCCCCAACTTGCAACACCATGTTCTGCTCGAATATCAGCAGAACCTTGACCTATAGTTGTGAAGTTGTCTGCGCAAGTAAGATTTAATCCAAAACCATTAGCATTGCTAGTGCTTGCCGATGATGTAGTGATACCATTACCAACAAACGTATTAGATGAGCCTGTAGTAAGATTGTCAGCGCACTCCAAACCAAAAGCATCGTTATTACCTCCAGTAGTTACTGCTTTTAAAGCTTTACGACCAACTGCTGTGTTGTTTCCACCAGTTGTACATGCTGCTAATGCTTGTTCTCCAATCGCTACGTTGTTTGATCCTGTAGTCAGAGTAGTTAAAGACTCAAAACCCATAGTAGTATTTGCTAATCCTGTAGTTATTGCATCACCAGCAGTAGCTCCTATTGCTATATTACGGTATCCAGTTGTGATTGCTCCTAAAGCATAATGCCCCATTGCAGTATTATTATCTGCTGTAGTAGCTAATCTTAAACATTCATAACCAACCGCAGTATTATAATTTCCAGTAGTATTTGTTCTTAAAGAACCTGATCCGACTGCTGAGTTCTCAGTTCCTGTCGTGTTTTCTACTAAAGCACTATGTCCAACGGCTGTGTTGTTATTTGCTGTGGTGTTTTTCTGTAAAGAATCAGTACCAACCGCAACATTAGATGTACCTGTTGTGTTTAATTTTAAAGAAAAGAAACCTACAGCAGTATTAGAGTTTGCTGTCGTGTTTGTTAATAAAGCACTAGAACCTAGTGCTACATTATATTGCCCTGTAGTGTTTGCTTTTAAAGATTGGTCGCCTATAGCAACATTATCTGTACCTGTAGTACAAGCAGTTAATGCCGCATCACCAAAAGCTGCATTTTGCTCACCAGTAGTAATAGCATCGCCTGTATATGCACCCATCAATACATTGTAAGAACCTGTTGTTATGGCTACTCCTGTATTCATACCAACTGCTGTGTTTCTTGTGCCAGTAGTGTTTGATTTTAAAGAATCTAATCCAACTCCTGTGTTATTTGCTCCAGAAGTGTTTGCGGATAATACATCTGCACCAACACCAGTATTTCCAGAAGCAGCGTTGCTCCCACCTGATAAACAGTTATAACCTACTGCGGTGTTGTTATTAACGGTTGTTATTGATTGTAAAGCTGCTCTACCTACTGCCGTATTTTTTTGTCCAGAAGTGTTTGCACTTAGTGCTTTTTCTCCAACAGCAGTTATATAACTTACAGTTGTTATTGCGTCACCTGCTAAATGTCCTATTAAAGTATTACTGCTTCCTTCAGTTAATGCAGCACCTGCACTATCACCTAGTATAGTATTATCAACACCTGTAGTAATGGCAACACCAGCTCCATCACCTACAACTACTGTATCGTCTGCAGAGCCTCCTGTGTAGTTACCAAGTAATGCTCCTGTTACTTTTGTTATTGCCATATTATGCGTCCTCTAATGTTTTAACTTTTGTTTCTAGTGTTTCAATTCTGGTCATAGCTTCTTGTAAGGCTTTAATAGCTTTCATATAAAGTACAGAGTATTTAACCTCTTTAACTTTTTGATCTTTTAAATCTGAGTTATATGCTATTTGATATTCGTCAGCATCTTTTTCTTGGACAAGACCATTCATTCCAGATGTTTCTAATTCTTGAGATACGACACCTATTTTAAAACCATCATCAGGTTGCATACCCATTTTAAACTTACGAACCTTAAGTGCTTTTATATCATTCCATTGTGATGAAGCATCTGCGATGTTTGTTTTAAGACGTTGATCTGAAATAGCACCATAAGAGTTATTTGTGTTTGTTACGTTTCCACTATCAGCAACAATAAGCTTATTGGAATTTCCTCGTATTTGACATTTAATAAAAAAGTAGGTGGCATCAGTTGTGACTTGTGTGCAAGCTACATCTAAAACTGTTGAACTATATCCAGAAGATTTATTTACATCTGCTAAAACAGAAACTTCATTAGCAGTTGTTGAAGTAGCAAATTGCGCACTCATATCATTAGTAGTACCAACAGTTACATTACCATCTGACCTAACTCTCAGAATGTGATTACCACTAGCATCACCCATATAAGTATCACTAGCTTGTATCAATAAGTTTCCAGTACCACTATCTTTTATATATGAGTCTGAGCCATCATGGTAAATTTGTAAATCTGAACCAGCACCAAACTTAGCATTTTTACTATCTGCAAATACTAAATGTCCAGCAAGAGTTACATCTTCACTAGAGTCTATAGTAATCGCAGTAGCGTTTGATCCATCTACAATTCCCGGTGTGCTTGATAGTTCTACTGGTACTTTCGTTGTCATATTATGCGTCCTCTAATGCTGTTAGTCTTGCGTTAAATCCTGCTGCTATAAATTGATTAAGTTGTGAATATTCAACGTGATAAGCATCGCCAGCTTTTTTTGCAGGAGTTTCTTCGTATGTTTCTACTTTTGAATTACCGTTTTCATCAGTTTTTAATTTTTTTCCTATTTTTGCTTCTTCTGCTTCCCAAGTGTCATAATGTACTAGCATATAATCTAGTGCGTTCAAACTACATGAGTTCATAATCTCTATTACTTTCTGTGCAGTAACACCTATATTTATTTTTGCTTTGTCACCTTTTTCAGACACATCTTTTAACCATTTATAAGTTCCTATTTCTTTTGCTAGGAGTTTAGATGCTTTTATTTCATTCGCAGTTAATGTTGTGAGCGTAGTTTTTAATCTAGCATCAGAGCCATTTAAAGCATTATTAGTAAA